GCGGTCATGTCACAGGCCGCCAGCATCAGGTCAATGGACAGTTCCCGGTCCACGCTGGAGTTGCTGAGAATGTTGGCCTTCCACTCGGGGTAGGTAGCAACCGCAACGTTTTCAAACGTGGCGATTCGAGTGCCGTCGTCATAGCATCCCAACAGGCCCATCATCTCCCGGTTGGTGTCGGAAGTAGTCAGGTTGTCATCCCTGGCGCCGTACCGGACCAGGTGGCTTCCGGCCGGGATCGCGTCATCTGCTCCGGTGTATTTCTGTGCATCGGTGTCAGGATGATAGGACCGATACGAGGGGGCAGTGCTGTGCGCCTCGAATGTCACCACCTTGGTCGCGGCATTAACCGAAGACACCCGCACGCTCGACGCGGTCTCGTCAATTTCGCCCCCGGAGGAGTAGAAGTCGCACACCATGCCCTTTCGGATGTAGCGCACACCTGTCGCGTTATCGAACTTTGCGGTCCAGGTTTTGGTCAGTTCTGGATTGGCCTCCTCGCTGATCTCACCGAGTTTGCCGAACCCGTCGCCCCAGGCCATACGGTTCAGGTCCGTAATGAGGGCCTGGTACGTGCTCATAATGGCGTCCCCCTGTACATTGGCAAACGCCATCACGTTGCTTCTCCCGGACTCAACGGCAGGCCCGGACAGTCGGAGGCTCGCGTACACGAACCGGGGCTTAATCCGGCCCTGGATAAACCCTGCCGCCAGAGGCTCGGGAATGTAGGCGTCTTCGAGACGGGCACCCACGCTCTCGATGTCGGACTGACGGAGGGCGAAATAATACCCCGCCCCGCCGGGTACGTACTGGTACTCCCGAGAGGACTTGGCGAATTCGTTATAGGTTTGTTTCTGCCGCGCAAACAGGTCGGTAATTCGCTTGCCGTAGACCTGCTTCAGAATGTTTGTTACCGCAGTCGTGTTTATAGTAGCCATGTTGACATCCTTTCGTCGTTATCGTTGGCGGCAGAGTTTTTATCCACTAGCCCTGGTGGACTGTGGCTTGACTCAGCAGCCGCTTTAGTTCGGTGGTCATTTCTGATTTAATGTCATCAAACTCCGCCGTTATGTCGGTCGCCACGGGAGGCCTTTCAGTTCCTTTTTCCTTTTCCTGGCTTGCAGGAGGAGGGGCGGCTTGTGCCGGAGGTGCCTGCTTATGGCTGCTTCCCGGCACAAGCTTGCTCTTTCCCGCAGCGTACTCGTCCACGGCGTGTTGACGAATCGCCTTAATCATCTCCTGGATGCGAGGGGACTCTTCCCTCAGTGCCTGGGCAACGGCCTGCCGGTCGTCTATGTCCAAAGCATCGATGGGGTTTTCCACACCCAAGAGCCTGAGCGTGAGATTTCGTTCCGGCTTTGAGCCGAGGTCCATTTTGTCCACCAGGTCTGTGACCATGCGCTGATACCGCTCTAACACCTGCGCGGATCGTTGTTCGTCAGCCGCAGCCCTAGCCTGTTTTTCACGCTCTGATTTCAGGCGCTGGTTCTCCTTGCGAAGGCGTTCCACCGTCTCCTCCGGCAACTCGTCTTCCTCCAGTCGCCGCGCTTCCTCCTCTTCCCGCTCCTGTTGAAGTCGCCTGAATTCTTGGGCGTCCTTGAGCACCTGCTCCGGGTCCTCGCCCCGTAGAAGCTTTTCTGCATCCGTGCCCGTTTTAAGGGCGGTTTTCAGGTCGTCAACATTCGTGTAGCCGTGCTCTTCGAGAAGCGTGTTGAGCGTCCTCTCAGCCTCTCGCGCGGCTTTCCACTTGGGGTCCTGGTCGTAAGGAGGCGGTTTTTCGCCCTCTGCCTTCGTCGAGGTCGGGGTGCCCTCGTCGCTTGCCCCGGTCTCGCCGGTGGTGTCGCCGGGCGGGGTGGCCGGCTGTTGCCCCTGTTGTTGTTCACCGCCGGGAGTTTGCGCAGGGCCCTGAACTCCAGCGCCCGGGTCCTGGGCCATCTGCGCGAATAACTCAGCCGCTTCTTCGGCTGCTCCTGCCATAACGCTTTGTACATCAGTGGGGTTAACGTCAGTCATCTTTTCTGTCTCCCTTCGCTATCGGCTGCATGTGTCGCAACGCATGCAGGCGAGGCATATAGTGTGTTATCACGGCATACCGCCCTGCGTTCCCCCAGTCATCCCACCGCTAGGCGGGGCAGGCTGGGCGGGGGATCCCCCAACAGGCGAGGAGGCAGCGCCTGGGGAGGCTGGAGAGGGCGGCCCCCCGCCCAAGCCTTGGGCGAGCATGTTCGCCTCAATCTCTTGTGACATTGCGTCCAGTAGTTTTTGGTGGTGCATGTCCCTATGTGCCAGGGCGCGACTTTTTACGTCCGGGTCCAGGCTCCTGAATTCGGTGCTAAAAATCAGTTCGTCGTGCACTGATAGATGAATGTCGTCCGGGTCGTGCTCGAACACCGGGTCAAGTGTATGAGGCCAGGGGTAGGTCTCGATCCTGCCCTTGTCGTCAACAACTTCGGCCCCGGTTTCCGGGTCTCGCATAACCGGGTCCGGGAGTGCGACCGTCCTGAGGTCCTCCCTGT